TTATCTGCTTTAGCTCTAGCTCTATCTGAATCTTTATTGTTAGGTACATCTACTTTTAAGTTAGGAATACGACCTATTTTTTGTGACAAGTGTTCTAGTCCTGACATCATTAGGTTAGGTACAGGTATTTGATAATCTTGAAAACCTTTTAGTTGGTCACCTAGTAAAGCAAGAATACCATCAGGTCCACCATTCATAATTGCACGAATACGACCTCTAGTAGAATACGCACTCTGATTGTCAAAGTGTAAGTTAGTTACAGCGTATTGTATCTCTTCTGGTGTCATTCTATCCCCAAGGGCTTTCGTTCATATCGCTTAAATTCCATTCTCCAAAACTAGGTTTATAATCTAATCCTACCTCAGCTAGCCGTTCTTTTCCTAATCTTCTAATAACTTTTAGTGGAAACCAACTAGCCATTACAACATCTGATTTATAGTTTTTCGCCTTACTTGCTCTACTAGCAGCAGATGAAAAATAAATTAGTTGCCTACGATATATATTACTCTTAGTTTCGCTTTCTGTGTCACCATATGGTAGATTTATTAGCTTTTGTTCAAATAGCTGTTGCATACTTCCAACACCATAAATCGGGTCATATTTGTTTTTTTGAGTTTGGTGACCTTCTAAATAAATACCAAACCTACTACAGTAATCTTTTATTTCTTTGTCTTGTCTAATTGCTTTTTGAAATCCGTTTTCTTCAATAACCCAATGTGCTAAGTTATATTTTTCATACCACTTTTGTATAGATTTTTTAGCTTGTATAATCCCACCACCTTGTTCGTTCTCTATATCTACAAGAAACAACTCACCCGTTTCAGGATTTGCTGCCCACAATACACAAGCCTGAAAACCTGTAGATGCAGGGTCTAAGCCTGCTATCAAATGCGTACCAGAAGGTATATGTCCTATTCTTCTGTTTACATCTCTACATTGGTCTATATCTTCAGAATTAAACATAGTAATACCTTCTACAAATGCTTTATTAAGGTATACCATTTCGTATATTGCTCTACCACCAGTAGTGTCTGCATTATTCTTTTGTGACATTAACCACTTGTAAGTTCTTTTACTTGCCCACAACATACAGTCTTGATGTTCTTCTATTTCTGTTTCTGGCAGAATACATTCTGAACTATGTGCTTCTTCTACTATTGTTTCAAACTCTGGGTTTTCTAGTAAGAAGTTATATAAATCTTCTGGGTGCTGTCTTGAGCCTATAACAACTACAGCAGTATGTTCCTCTTTACGAGATGACAAAGTAGTTGTCCACCATTGTCTAGTTTGTTCTCTAGCACTAGGTTGTATTGTTGTTCCGTGGTCTTCAATGTCATCAGCAATAATTAAGTCACAGTCACGAGAAAGTATTTTACCACCTTTACCTACAGCTACCATAGTAGGTGATTTGATACCGGTAATTGTTCTAGTACCAATAGTAAACTGACCAGATGACCAAGATTTACCGCTACGTATTTTTGGTTGGAACTTAACTCCTGGACCATTTATTTCTTCATTAAGTAATTCATTGTTTTCTAAATGGTCTAGTACAGCACCTACTGCATTTTTTGCAATATCTTCGTTTCCACCTACCCACATAATTCTTATGTTTGGATTCTTACATATCTGCCATACAGCAAAGTGTGTAAGTAAATCTGTTTTTCCGTGACGTGGTGGACTAAGTATCATTTGTTGTTTACCATTTGCTATAGCATCAACAATATTGTTTATCCAGTTTTCGTGAAAGTCAGCTGTTTCGTATAGTTCGCCTGTTTCTGTTTTAAAGTATCTATCTCTAAAATCTTTAAAGTCTTGTAAAGATTTAACTGTCTCTTCTGCTATTTGCCAATCTTTTTGTGATTCATAATTTTCTTTATCTTCTATATATGCAGCTAACATTTTAGTAACAACACTACGAGATATATTCATAGCATCTGCTACTTGTTGATGTATAAGTTTTTTATTTTGTAATTTCTCTGCATATTTTTTTACAAACTCTGGATAATCGTTACCACGTGATGTTGTGGACACAACAGTTTCTTCGGTAACAATAGTTTCTTTTTTATTACGTTGATAGATAGCTTTTCTTTTACAAGATGTAGAACAATATATTTTACGACCAGAAGGTTTAAATTTATTTCTGCAGCCTGTATTTTTACAAGTTTTACTGGCTGGCATTATTTATTTTTTCTAGATTTTTCTACTGCTTTTATATCTACCTTTTTACCTGCTTTATATTTCTTTGCAGTAGCTAGTATTTCTAAGGCTCTTTTTTTTGCTTCTGCATCTGATAAGCCTTCTAAGTATTTAGCAGGTACACCAAAGCGATAAGGTTGTGTCCTTTTAGCCATTATCGTAAATCAGTATCGTGTTTTTTAGAGCCTTTAATAAAACTGTTTACTCTACCCATAGCCCATTGAGCCATAGATACATTAGGTCTTGAACCAGAACTCATATACGCAGCTTGTCCTCGTGCATATACTTTCTTTAATGTACCTAAAGATATACCACTAGACTTAGCTTTTTCTTGTAATGATTTTAAAGCACCTGCTGGTATCTTTGCCATTACTTACCTACAGCTTTCATAGCTCTTTTATGTGCCTGTGTAAAGGTTGCACCTCTACGCATTGAGTTGTACATATACTGCATATGTTTTTTTGTATGATGTTGTGAATGTTTCTTCATACTTTCTTGTTGTCTTTTTGTAAGACTAGATACATCTACACCTTTAATTTTTGTCATTTTTAAATCCATTCGTTGCGTAATATAACTTTACCTGTTTTTTAGTATATCTTCTACCACTAGGTGAATAAAAATATTTGCCTTTTTTAACAAACGGCATTACCACATCCTGCAAGACCAGTAACGAGCTGATGTCTTGTCCTTTGCTGTTGAGCATTTATGTCTGGCTCGGAATGAAGCTCTGGCTTTAGGATTATCTTTTCTGATTTCCATATTGGGGTCACCAAACATAACCTTTTTAACTTTCCCATTATCCATAACAAAAACTTTAAATTTTTTTCTACCATACCCTGGCTCGCCTTTTTGTATCCTAGTGGGATTGTTTAGCTTAACCTTCATTCCACGCCATTCAGCCATTACTACTTTTTGCCCTTACGTTTTTTTCCAGACATTTTTTTCTTCTTCTTGTATCCGTACATAACTTTTAGTTCTCCTAACTATACTATATCTTGTATGAGTGATTATATAAAAGGAAATAAATATCCTAATTACAAACCCTCTACTTCTTATAGTACAGGAAGAATTTGTTTGCAGGAAAACTGTAATACTGTTATATCAAAATATAACAAGTTTAGATATTGCAATAATCACAAAACAAAAACGTATCCTCGAATCAAAGGTCGAAAGAAGCCGGAGGGTCTGCAAGAGCCGCAGGCGTGAAAAAAATTTTTTTTATTCAAAGAATCCTGATAAATCATTCTGGCTGCAAGTAGAGCACAACCCATCATACAACATATCAGCCCAGGTAGGTTGTAGACACTGGTCACAGTCAACTGCCTCTATATCTGTCATAGATAAACTATACCATAACCTAGACAAGCTAGTGGAGATGCCGGGAGTTGCACCCGGGTTTCCTTAAGCACTTGCGTGTATAAGGGCTAACTTGGACATCCCCATTTAGCTCCATACCCTAGACTAGCTAGGGCAAAGGGGCATAACAATGAATAAAGTTAACGATTGTTAATAAGATAATATTATCATAAAATTGTATTTAGTTCTATCTATGATATAGTTTTATTAAATACATTTAAGGAGTATGTAGATACAAGTAAAGTTGGCATCAGGAGTCAGAAAGTCCGGAATCGGTAATACGATACACTAGAAAGGCAAACCGGATACTCAAGGTCTAAAGAAACTTAAAAGTCATATACCACATTCGCAACTATATTGCATATGATGCCTGCTATAAAAAAACACTCCCCACCTTAAACTGAACATTATGAAATGTTCAGAGTGTAATAATACACTTAAACAGATAGAGAACACTAAGGGTTATTACTGTGATAGTGCACCTACTATATGTAGTAGGTCACTTAAAATATACTATATCTAGTACCACATTTATTCACAGTATGTTACACATAAATATAAGGGTCTTAGACATAACATAGTAGGGTGTCTACATTGACATTTGCATTGTATATATTGGGTATATGGTTAGATAATCTTATATAGTAAGTATGTAAAAACTAATTGTCTTGTACTGTTTCTGTATGTTGTATTGTGTAGAGGTTATGCTCTCTTTTGCCGAGAGATTGATTAGAACCTACCCCCCACCACTTTTAATAATCCTGCGAATCGAAACCAGATTAAATATTATTTGTAAATGTTGTTTACTTTAAATTAAATATATGATAATCTTCAGTATGCAAAAAATAAGGAGGCATAAAAATGACAATACAAGCAGTAAGAGAACTAGGGAGAAATCCTGTAAATTCTACGGGCTCAATGTCAACGCAATACAGTGAAGAAGCAGGCGGAGTATGGAAGTTATACTCGTACAATACCTGCGTTGGATACTCAGGGAGAAGACACGGATTAAATAAAGTTGTTATCGTAGATACATTTTATTCGATGACTACTTCCCAACATCTAGCCAAGTTCCGAGCAGAATACGGAGTTGATAAAAATGATTGTTATGAGTATGACGCATTTATAAAACGAGCCGAATTGGACGGAGTAAACGTCCTCGGAGGTTGGAACAACTAACGCTCCCTGTTAGTACGGAGAGAAGCCCCTCTTTCGAGGGGTTTTTCTTTTGCCCCTAGTAGCTCAATAGAGCCGATTTAAGAGACTCGCCTCCGTTCTGGTACTGTCTACCCTATTGACATAATCAAGACCTTACAGAGCATTTAAGAGCATACAATATATAGTATGTCCCTCGCCTAAGACTCGCCTAAGAATCTAGGTCAAATAATTTAGAGTTGTCAAGTGAAATTACAATCAATATATTTTTTTGTCCTACCCTACTTTTATAATCTGTTAACGTGGTTTACAAGATGTCAAAAGGAGGCACAATGAAAGAAATAAAGCAGACCTTAACAAAGGGCGAGGCTTTAGATATAGCAGACGCAAAGCTATATAACGCTGACGTAAAGGGAGTTAATTATTCTGGAGAAGAAACTAGAACTAACTCTAAAGTTATAAAAGCTGACGCAAGTAAATATGACGAGAGAACAGATTTAACAAACTCTATTCTCGTAAATCATATTAGAACATATAAGGACGAGGATTCAGAAAGCCTGTATATAAGTACAGATACTTTCGGGGATTCTATTTCTGTAAATGGATACGTTCGAGACGCAGACCGAGACGAATCAGGAACTTTCTCTATGTACTTTAAATCGAGAGAAGAAGTTATTGATTTTGCCGAGAAATGTCTTGACGCTTTCGCAATAAAAGAAGCCAAAGTAAATCTAAAAGAACAGTATCAGGCAAGTGATTTATATAGTAATTATATTCACCCTGACGCTTTCAATAGTTTTCCTACATTAGAGGAGAAACTAAAGATAGAATCAGGCAGATATTATTGGGATATCAACAAATTAGTTGAGATTACAGAAGACACAGACGAAGAAATCACAGATTCTCTTTGGCACTATGACGTGGACGAGGACGGAAACTTTAAGCCTGATTGGTTTAATGAGAAAGCTGAAGCCAAGTTAGAGGGATTTGCTAGAGGTAAAATGATTGATTGGTCTAGCGAGGATTATCAGGGTATAAATCTATCTAATCTAGCTACGTTCTACGTAGGAGGTTATGACAAAGGTTATTACCATACAAAAGTAAGACTCGAATCTGATAGACGCAAGAAAAAAGATATAACAGTATTCGTCTTTGCTGATAGAACAGTTAAAGAACTAGACGGAATATGGGATATTACAGACGCAGGAGAACTAAGAAAGAGTTGGTCTTAGGACTAGCTCTTTCTTTTAAAGGAGGAATAATGAAAACATTTGATGAGTGGTTAGCTGATTGCCCAATACCATTTACACAAACAAGAGATGATGGAGATACTATGACATTTATTTTTGAAGTAAGAAAGTTAGAGGAGGAATAATGAGTTATTCATATCACGTAGGTGAAAGTTCTTTAGATGAAAGACATTGGTCTATATCATCTACAAGAATACTCACAAAAGATGAAATAAATGAAGCGTTTTCTAACGCAGATTTTAACATTGGTAAAAGACCACAAACTATTCATCTTGATACAGGTGTAGAAGTTATAGTTGTGTTTGAGGGATTAGAATTTGGTGATGACGCACAAGTAAGACTTTATATGGGTGAAGTAGCAGAGGAGGAATAATGTTAACTAAAGAAGATATTAAATTTATCATTGAAGAAGTGTTTGCAGACTTCTACGAGAACGCACTTGGTAAGAATAAAAGTGGAGACTATGATGAAGACGTTAAGAGACTAGACATTGCAGAGAAGCATTTACAATACATTTATGACGGATTGCAATAATGATTTGTAAATACAAAAATTGTAATAACAAAACAGAGCCTATCAAAAATTGGGGTACAAAATATAAGTTATATTGCAGTAGAGATTGCAGATATTTAGAATACAATAGAGATAACAGATACTCAGCAGGCAACAGATTACAAAAAAATAAAAAATATTTAAGTCGTTATCCAACGTTAGTTAAAGAGTTTAATTATGAGTTAAATGATTTTCTTCCGAAAGATATTAGTTATGGGTCTGCAAAATTAGTATGGTGGACTTGTTCTGAAGGTCATAACTATGAATCCTCTGCAAATACTAGAACAAATATGCGTGCAGGGTGTCCCTATTGTTCAGGAAATAAAGTAGGATACGGAAATGATTTAGAATCTATGTTTCCAGAGATTGCATCAGAGTGGGATTATGACAAAAACGAAGACAATCCTAGTGATATAACTTACGGCTCAAAGCAACGTAGATATTTTGTTTGTAAAAATAAACACTCTTATTTATGTCCAATATCTTATAGAACAGGACCAAGAAAAGCACAATGTCCAACTTGTCTTTATGGAGATGCTGATGTTCCGACATCACGTATTGAAAAAATGATTAGTGATGTTTTAAAAGCAGAGCCAAATGTAAAGATAGGAAAATACAAAGTAGATATGTTGCTTGGTAATACAATAATAGAGTATGACGGCTCATATTGGCACAGAAACTCATATGAAGCAGACTTACGTAAGACAAAATATTTACAAGATTTAGGATATAAAGTTATCAGAGTAAGAGAAATTCACGGGAACAGGATACCTAAGTATGTTTTAAAAGATGTAAAAGGTTGTAAAAATATACGGCACAAAACCAATTACAAAAAACGAGAAGAAGAAGCACAGATAATTGCAGATAAAATATTACAGAAAATATAAAGGAGGCATAATGGAAAACGAAATGGACACATTAACAACAGATGAGAAGATGTTGATAATGCTTCTCAGAACAGAGAAGATAAATACCCAAAGGGCGTTTGTAATAATTGCAAAGTTCTTTGAGTTAGAGAGGGAAGACAAATGACGGAAGAAGAATTGTTTAAATATCTGGAACAAGAGTTGTTAGAAGACGAACTGTTCTTAGCTAGAATCTTTGGAGTATTGGAGGAGTAAAGTATATTTATAAATTAGATATACTTATGTCAAACCAATAGACTATACTAAGATTATGGCTAATATTTTAGATGTGCCGAAGCAGGTTTCTGTCATAGCCGTTTTATATAATGGCAATGTATTAATCTGCAACTCTACAAAACAAGCAGTTGTTTACTGTGAGAAAATGAGGTTAAGAATAACCAATACTTTTACAGAGGGAGCAACCTATTTTATAGAAGCACAAAGAGAAGACTCTAGTTTATAAAGCTAGATTAAGTTAATACAAAAGGAGCATAAATGTTTGATGATAATATGGATATGTTGTTAGAACAATCACAAGAATCCATAAACAAAACAGTAGAACAAAAGGAATTAGATATTTATTTAGAAGGATTACAAGAATCTATAAACGAAATAAATAAGCTAAAAGAAGCATTAGATAATTTTATACCTATACGAAACGATTTTATTCGTAGTTTGTACAGCAGACACTCGTATAGTGCTATGAAACTAAGCGATATGACGGGATTATCACGCCAAATGGTGCATAATTTGGTCAAAGAGGAGGCAAACAATGGCTAAGTTTAACTTAGATGAATATGAATTAGTTGAGGACCGCCTTAAAAAATTCTGGAAAGACAATCCAGAAGGACGAGTTAATACAGATGTAGTCAATGCAAGTGCAGACGGAACTATGGTAATAGTAAAAGCTGAACTATTCATTAACAAAGATGACAATACACCTGTATCAAGTGGGTTAGCACAAGAGACCAAAGGGCTTGGTGGATTTGCTAATAATGAAGCGTGGTTAGAAAACGCAGAGAGCTCAGCTTTGGGTAGAGCTTTAGCTAATTGGAAGTATCAGGGTAGAAAAAAACCTAGACCTACAAAAGAAGAAATGAAAAAGGTTAAGGTTGAATCTAAACCAATACACAAACCAACAAAACAAGAGCAAAAGAAGATGGAAGATATTGCAGATTCTGTTCTATCAGTACCATCTAACAATGCAGAAGAACTGAACGAAATATTATTAGGTATGGAGCCTGATGATAGATTTAGAAAACAGTTTAAAAAAGAAGCATACGATAAAGTTGTAGCTAGTGGTTTTGATAAGGACGTAAACGTCTGGTCAGAGACACAAGTCAAAGACTTTATACAAGAGTTTGCTGATATTAAAAATGATATAAGTGGTTTAGTCACAGAAATAGGAGGAGATATGGCTGATATACCTAGCGGAGATTGGGAGAAAGACGCACCTAGCGAGAAGCAGTTAAAGATATTTAACGATTGTATTGCAAAGGCAACTGATGAAGGAGATACAGAGCTTGTTAAAAAAGCAAAAGATTTTCTTAATGGTGGCAAAGCAAACAAGAGCAACATCTTTGATTGGGTTGACACGGGTACTTGGTCTCTTAAAGACGGCTCATAACAATGGACTTGGAGCCTATTGGCGAGTCATTTAATGTCAAGAGATTAAAGGACAAGTTAAAAAAGAGGTATCCAAACCATAACTTTGATGTACCTGCCGAGCCTGATACACAATGCAAGGCTCCTTACCTGTGTAATAAAAGCGATAAGATTACTTATACGGACACGGAAGGGAACTTGTATTGTGGTCTAAGGTTTAAACAATCTGACAAAGATGACCCATACAAATGGCAATGGGAGACCTGCCACGCATTGATAAGAAAAGTAAACATAAGCAGTAAGTATGAAGAATTACAGGACGATATATTTTGAAATGTAAGAGTTGTAATGCAAGTGAGTATAATTTGTACGGAGAACCGAATCACATTGCGAACGGCTACTGCAAAGATTGTAGGAGAGTGATAGATGTTAACACAAACAGAAGTTATAGATAGATGGAACAACATACATTTATTTAATGAACCATTGATTGAAGTAGAGGACAATCCTTTTTCTACTTATGACGCACAGAGTAGCGAGTACATAGTAGAGATTAAATCAAGGGATAAGTTGTATGATTCTTGGATAATAGAGAAGTACAAGTTTGATATAAATTTAGAGGATGCTGCAAGAACAGGCAGAGACTTTATATACATAACAGAGTACAGAAGGAAGTTGTTGGTTTGGAATATAAACGATTTAGTTGCTGTTGATTATGCTTTTAATTGGCACAAGAGATGGCTTCCAAAAACAACAGACTTTGATAACAAAGAAAAAGTAATAAAAGAAGTAGGATACCTACTCACTAGCTATGCTAGAGAATATTAAGGAGAACAAATGATTGATGTAATGTTAAGCAAAGCAACAACAGGTATGTTGATTGCAGAATTGTTAGGAAGAAAAGATGATAAAGAGCAACCATTATTTATGGGCAAAAGCATAATGTTATCTAATGGGCAACTGCAACTATTAGCAATACTACCTAATGTACAAGTGCTTACAACAGTAGAACAAGAAGAAGAATAACTAAACGATTTTGTAGTTATCCCATCCTTCTTTACTTATGGTAAAGCATAGGACACCAGGCTTACTCCACATACCTGTGCGTGCTGTAAAATCTGTGCTTGCGTCTATGGATGGGCATTGCATCCAAGTTCTATTGCCTTGTTGCATAAGTCTTGGGTGATGAAAGTGTCCGGTAATTAAAATATCTGCTTCTCCTGGTGGTAAGTGACCAAACATTTGACCTTGCCACCATTTCATTATCTTAGCTTCAGGACCCGAACCGCCTGCGTGCATATGTCCGTGGCTGAAAGCCAATGTCAAATTTTTGATAGTTAATGTGTGATGAAATCCCTCTGGTATTGATACGCTTACCTTTTTATATCTAGGATTCTGTGCCATAATCTCACCGCATATTTCTATGTGCATAGTGTCAGAGTTGTCTAATCTGTTAGTCACTACCTGACCTTTGCTACTACGAGACATTTCTCCGTGGTTCGCAGGAACTCCAGAGAGTACAATCTTGTTTGCATAGGGTAAAAATGTATCAACAGTCTTCATAATTAGTTTTCTTGCTAGGTGATACTGTTGTTGTAGTGTAAGTGATATATTAAATGGCTGCGAGTCATAAAATCCGTAGCAACCCTCTGTTAAATCGCCCATAGATAGCAAATAAATTTCGTCTACGCCACCTAGTGCCTTAACCTGCTCTACTCCTCTTTGAAGGGCTAAATCGTAGCGTTTAAGGGTATTTTCTACTCCGTAGTCATCTTTACCTAGCTGCCAATCACTCATACACCATATAAATGCCTGTTTGCTAGTAATCTTTTTCTTTTTTAGTGGTTTTTTCTTTGATATATCTTTTAATAACACATCAAACCACTCATCACGAGCAGGATGTTTACGTCTTACAATACCTTTAAAGGCGTAGAACGTTTCAACTCTACCGCCTTTCATTTGGGTCATCCAGGAACTAGCTTTTACCTTCCCATCTATTTCATAGTGCTCAGGATTGAAACCCCACTCTTTAAGAATAGAATCAAACTTATTCCTGTAATCAGGGTCAGTTCCTACGTGTGTTATTTCGCCAAGACCGGATTGCTCATCAATCTCTGCTGATGGTTGCCATCCAGAACGAAAGTAATTATTACCTAAGTCTTTTTTCTTTGTCATATGCAGCCCTTCTGCTTGTTAATCTATTATACAAGAAGGATATGACGTTTTCAGCTACTTAGTTATTTGTTTTTTAGCATATGTCTTGATGACGGCTAATGCAGCACCACCGCCAGCTAATGCAGCTAGCTGAAGTGTTTCTGCCTCAACACCAACCAGTGGAGCAACAGTTAAAGCCCCAATAAAGGCTTCAATGAAGGTCCATCCAGTTCTCTCAAGCATATCTTTGAGGTCTTCGCTCATTCTATACTCCCACGAATCAGACCAAGGTGTCCACCATACATCTTTCTTAAATGTACCATCCTGGTTTCTTGCTCTTTTAAATCTTTCAAACATTATCTAATTATCCTACCTCTCAACATAGCTTGTGTCTGTATGACATTACCATTAATCTCTTGCAATTTCTCCATAACATCTTTAGCAACACCTATGTCTGTACTAGAGGCTTCCTCTAATGGTTTCTCTAATAACTTAGTTATTGTTGTGTACTCTATTGTTACATCTTTTCCTAACAATAATTCTTTTGACACTTTTTTATATAGCTTTTTGTATGCTACGCCACTATGACCTATAAATC